CCGGCGCTCCCATGGAATCAAGTACCTACGTTCATCGATGTCGTAGATGTCGAACAGGAAGAAGTCCTGACCACGCAGCTTGTAGGAGTTGCCTTGAATACCTTCACCGATGATCTCGCCCTGTAACGCTAGGTTGCGTCGTGTCATCTTGATCTTCTCGATCAACGACTCACGGTTGGCTACCAACCATAGACTATTGCCTTCGCTCTCCTTGAGTTGGAGATTCCTTGAGCAGACACCCGATTCATCGCCGTTGACAAACACCGTCATTGAGGACCCATCAAGCTTCTCAGTGACTTCCCAGGTGTTTTCCTTCATGCTCCAGTCATGGAGTTCGCTAGTCAAGTTCTGGATGCGTTCTTGGTCTGTCTTCGGAATGAAGATGGGGAACAACCCAACTGCTTCACCGCTTAGGTTTGCAGGAATAGGGGCTTCCCACTTAAGGATGCCGAGTTGCTCCGTGACGTCGTCACCTACGGATAGGTCTGCGCCATAATTGGTCAGGTTGCTCATTGGTAGCAACAGACCTTGGCTTACTTGACCACGCAACTTGATGGTTCGCAGTCTCTCGCCTTTGACGCCTTCGTACTCAGAAGGTTCCTTACCCTTAGACAGGAAAGGAGCGCGTTTATAGGGGATCCACGAGTCGATCTCACAGTAGATGACTCGGTCACCGACTTGGTAGTCGCCCTTGCGGATCACAACCTTCCAGCCTCCGATCACGGCGGCTTCGATCGCGTCAGCACCTGCAATAGGTACAATGACGCCAATGTCACGAATAGTAGCTAGTTTTCTCATGTTAACCTCACTTTCATAATTAATTATACCAGGATCACGAATTCTTGTACACTACTTTTTGTAGAGGATGCTCGAAGCTACCTGCATGACTGTCACTATGTCTTCGGTGTTCTCGGGGCGATCCTTCCAACCCACGCTTATTTGACCTATGAAGACACCAGGTTCTGCAGGCACCGAGATCCTGCACATGAAGGTTGTACCATAGTCACGATAAACAAAGCCAATATAACTCTGAGGCTTAGCATAATCTGAGCAGGCTACTTTACCAGCCATTAATTCGATGACGTCGGCGTTGTTGGCTTGGTTCTTGGTGAAGAGCCCTACATTGAAGTCATCGTACTTCTTCTCACGACCACCCTTGCGTGTGGATAACCAAGCTATCTTTCGCGTACCTGATAGAGTGTTAACTTCAAACACAGCCACCATAACGGCATCGCTGTTCTTCATAATAAAGTTGACTGCCTCTTCGTACTTTCCATTCATCTTTGGAAGCGCTTGTTGCGCTCGATAGGAAGCCATAAAGGCATCCTTCTCGGAGTAGATTATCCATCCACTGAACCCAATGACTGTGAGTATGATGACGGCAAAGAGTCGAAACTTACTCTCACCAATAAAGTTAAGTAAGCTAAGTAATAATTCTTTAAGTTTATCCATCTTTTTTTATTATTTGTCATGATGAATGTAAGACTCAAAGTTATTGTTTAGCTGCTACTTTCAGTACTTGTTTAGCGTCTTCTAGTCCTGATTGTTTTAATAGCATCTCGTCAAGTATCTCTTCACACGAGTCCAAAAGGTCTCCGAGATAGTTGATGTTTTCATCAGAGAGGGTGACCACCCAGTTGTTGAACGTCGCCACGTCCAACGATAACACCCTCTCAAGATTTTTTTGATCTTGTTGGTTCATTTGCTTTCTTGAGTTCTTGAGGTAGTAGGCCAGCATCGATCAACAAATTAAGTGTGATCTTCTTATATATCTTTGTTAGAGTTTGATCTTTCACAGCAACCAATAATGCCGCTTCGCTGGGATGTACATTCTCTAGCAATTGGATGAATAGTTGCTCTCGTCGTATTTGAGACAACTCACGCTGCTTCGTAAAGATGTAAAGCTTTCGCATCTCACCAGAGAAGTTAGCTTTAGACATTCCAATCGGTGCAGGATCTGGTTTGAAGGGTGGTGTGCCTTCAGGCAACATGAACTTGAGTTCAGGCATGAAGGCATGTTGCAGGAGAATCCTCAGTGCAACATCATCCTTAAACAACATTGCCTTCTTAGGATCATCATTGATCTCTTTGAGCATTTCAGTCACATATTTTCGCATAGTATTCCTTAAAATTCATCAATCTCGTCTAGTAACATTCGGCACCTGTTCTTAACCAAGTAATTGAACACCGAGTTCTTATTGCCAAGCGGTGTTGCTTCATATGCTTCTACGACCGTGTCTTTCAGGTCCTCAGGGATAAAGTCAAAGTCAACCAGCATAGCGTTGCGCTTCCAACCATTGCGCTCATCGTCGTTCATACAAGCGTCGTACCCTTTAACAAAGAACTCCTCGAGTCGCTTAGCACTAATAGGCTTCTGTCGAGTGCCAGTCATAAAGGTATCATCAGGAGATAGGATGTTAGGTACACCGTCACCAGCATCACCCTTGACTACGTGCTCCACCATCCACTGACTCAACTCCTTCTTATTTACCACAACTAATTTCTTTAGCATAGGACTAAACTGCTTGACGTTTTCATACTTATGCAGTTGCTTGAAGTCTTTGTCGGAGGAAACGATCATGACTTTCTCATTCTTACCAAACTCTTGTGTCGACTCAGTCAGTATTGCAATGATGTCGTCGGCCTCGCAGCGCTTGATGTTCAACACCTTGTAGGGAAACTCGTTGTAGAGGTCCTCACGTATCTCGGAGAGAGTATTGAAGATAAACTTCCAGTCGAAGTCTGAGGCATCACGTGACTTCTTACGCATGCCCTTGTAGTGTTCGAACACCTCCTTGCGCCAGTACCCCATGCCATCACAACATATGACTACGTCACCATACTCCCTGCCATACTTCTTCTTGTAGGACTTAATGGATGATATGGCGACGTGCCGAATCAAGTCTTTAGACTCTTCTGGAGTACCCTTACGGATCTCTGTCTGAAAAGACATGATGGCGGCCATACAAACCTGAGAGTAGTCAATTAATATCATCGATGTATTTCTTAAAGATTAGTTTTGATGAAAGCAGGTCGATAGCTTGAACGTTCGTAGTCTTCAGACTGCGGAGGCGGCGGCGGAGCATACGCAGGCGGAGGAGTATAGACTGGAGGTTGCATAGGTTGTTGTGCTGGTTGTACTTGTACGTACTGAGGCACATAGATGATCTGTGGTACATACACAGTCCGCGGTACATATATGGGTTGTTGTATGTACAAAGGCCGTGGTTGTGTGTAGACTGGTTGTTGATATATCGGTTGAGGTGTATAGACAGGCTGTGGTTGTGAGTAGATTGGCAGATGTCCTTGCTGGTACCCAGGTTGATGCCCCTGTTGACCACCACTCGGCATAGCAAACTGAAGTAACTGTTCTACAATCTGAGCTTGTGAAGACTGCGGTTGGTAGGATCTAGATTGATGCCCACCATGATGCCCACCATGATAACCACCATGATGACCGTGTCTGTGCTGTGCCATGGCACCAAAGCTTGCCAATACCAATGTTGCAATCAATAATCTTTTCATGGGAACACCTTCAAAATGATACACTCACCGTTAATTCTACCATTTACACCAGCCGGCTTTGTGCTAAGCGCATGATAAGCTTGAGCAAGTTTTCCTTTGGGGAAACTTGCGTAATCCTTGAGCAACTCAGGCTTTCGTACCGTTTTCTGACCAGACTCTGACACATCATAACCTAGGAGGGTGGTACCCTTTACGGTAAGCTTAGAGTCTGCCATAGCACGATAAACTTGGAGCCGCTTGTATTTAGTGTTGTATATCCAAGCTTCAGAGGCTTGAACCAGCGACACTGGCTGTACAGACTTAAGTCCAAGTTCCTTGAACTCCTTCATGAAGAGCACCTTGGAGGCTATCACAGAAGCCGGTTTTTCCTTACGGACTGTAGGTTTACGCTGCACCTTCGCGGTGACCACCTGTTGTTGAGCTGCTTCGCTGACACTCTGATAGAGCTTTAAAAGCTTCTTGAGCTTGGCCTTCTTGAAGTTAGAGTACCCTTCAACCAGTTGCTTGTCTTCACCTGCAAGAGCTTCTTCAAGCTCAAGTGTTGTGTTGGCGAATGCTATAGGTATCAACTTAGCAGCCCTAGGACTCACGGCGTTAGCCTTGAGGTAGGCTACTAGGTCTGGTTCAACATCGTTCAAGACGAACTCGTCTATCATACCGTTGATCTCAGCGATGTGCGTAGAAGCTTCTTCAGCAACTTTGTCAATGACTGGCGCCGAAGACTTGATCTTAGCAACTACCTTAGAGACTGCGAGGCGCTCAAAGGCTGCTACTTCGCGAAGGGCCGTGAGCTCTGTCGTTATAAAACCTTGTTCCTTTGGATCAAGGTACACACCTCGTTGGAGCAACCTGATGATGCTACCAACTGAACTGAAGCGCCAGTCTGCCAAGACCTCGAAGTCAGCGGCTGCAGACTTACCAACGTAGGTCATAGTCCACTTACGTTTGGTCTTGTTGTCAGAGGCTGAGTTGTAGTAGTTAAGCGCCTTCAGGAGGTCGATGTCGTAGGTCAGCACGTTGATCTTAGGTTCCGCAGAACCCTTGCCCGTGCCAAAGACCGCCTCAGCGCGCTCAGCAGCTTCGCGCTGTTTGAGGGATCGCTTTTCGCGGGGTGTTAACTTTTCAGCCATGTGTATCGCTTTCTCGATTTGATAGAACCATTATACCTAAATGCCGAATTGTTGTACACCAGTAGTTGACTGTTTTAGTCAACTACTCTAAGTGCACCAGGTGTCATAGAAGATCAGGAAGTGGGGATCTACCCTCTTCTAGGGATTCTAGGCATTCTGGCACTATTAGGCCGCTCTAAGTTGTTGATTTATATGGACTTTTCTGGAGGACTAGTTGCCCGCGGCGGCTTGGTTGTCCACGATGTTGGTGTAGAGCAACTCGAAGTCTTCTTGGTCCTGCTGTTCCTTGAGGAAAGACTGCTTGTAGTAGGTCTTGGCCATCTTGTTCAGGGTCTTTTTAGGCAGTTCGAATTCCTTGGACATCTCG